GAATAACTCGCTTATTTTTTGATCCATACTTCGGTTGATTGCGACACGATCTTTGGCGGAGATTGCGCTTTCAAAACTAATCCGGCGGTAATCGTTATAAGATCCCCCGCCGCCCAACATTCCCAGCAGCCTTGACTGTGTCAACTTGCCGCCCGCTAATTTCTCAAATGCGGTCGTAGTGGAATGGGTGAGCAAATATTCATAACCCTCTTCGCCGTAACCACGCGTGCGGCTATCCAGATAACCGCCAGCGGCGTGAGGTTTTACCGTGTCAGATGTGACGTTGTTGGTAATTTTATCCATCGCCTTCCGCATGTCTGTTTTGACGGCATCAAAATACTGTTGGTAATACGCCTGCATGGTTGGCAGAAATCCGCCCGCGCCGGCTAAGTCTTGCAGCTGCTGATTGTAGGCGTCTAATCTGGCCTGCTTCTCAGTAGCGTTACTGGTTTTTAGGTCGTCCAGTTTCTTTTGCTCATCGGAATTGTCCTGTTTGAGTGTGGCGTCAAAATTCGACTTTTGGTCGTTCAGGGTAGTTTGTAAATCCAGATTGCGGCTTTGGCGTTCTTTGTTGTAAGCGGCCGCGTCATCCGCTAAAGTCTGTAATAATTGCTTGGCCCGCTCCGCCCGCTGCTCGTCGTATGACTCTTGTTGATCGGCTAATGTGATTTGCAGGTCTTGCGCCGCCCGTTGTTTACTTGTGTTATAGCTGTCGTTTTCATCTGAGACCTGTTTCGCCATACTCTCGCGCGCCTTGATTATTCCTTGAGCGTCGCGAGACTCAACCATATCGTTTATCTTGTCCTGGCCGTCTTCCTCAATTTGCTTCAATCGTTTCTGATGATCTTCCTCGGCCCGTTGTGCTTCAAGATTGGCATTTGCAATTGTCTTAGCGCGTGACTCTTCGTAATTCTGCTGGTCCTGTGCGGCGCTTTCGGCGGCATCCCGCACGATCTTGGAGCGGTTGTCGTAATAATCCTGGTCGGCGCGTGCGGCTTCCTGCTCCGCTTTGGCTATCGTATCGGTACGGGTTTTCTCATAATCCGCCGTATCTTTGGCGATTTTGGCCTCAGCATCTGTGATTATATTGACCCGGTCGGCCTCTGCCTTCTTAGTGGCGTCTGCCTCGGCTTTTTGTTCATTAACGTATAACTTAGCGGCCTGTACCATCTGGTCATTTGTCAGGCCAAAGTTGTGATCATAATCATTTAGGTTGGTTGCGGCATCTTTGGCGTCATCCGATAAAACCCCCAGAGCCTTGCCGACTGCCAAAAACCATTGATTGCCCTGGCCGAACATCTTTCCAAGTTCACCCGCATCAAATGTAATAATTTTTCCAAGTGCTTGTGTGCCACTATCCCAAACGTTCTGTTTCTGGCCTGGTATCGTGAGGGCGTGAGTAGCGAACCATGCCACCGCGATAGCGATTGCGATTGGAGCAGCAACAGCTACAATAGTAGCAATTCCCATTCCTGCCCCGGCACCGACTACGGCATCAGCTGCTCCGCTAACTGCTGCTCCAATACCAATCTTGCTCAATACGGCGTTGGTAATTACCAGACCCCCCAATATTTGAGATATTTGCCCCAATATTCCTGATCCTACACCAAATACAACCGCGGCTTGAGCAACCGCCGGGTATTTCTCCATCAAGTCAGCCACTTGACCGGCCAGCTTTGCAACCTGTTGAAAAGCGGGCAGAATGTCTTTTATCATTGTTCCGCCCATGCGAGAGATTGATCCTTCCAGGTCCTTTTGTGTATTCAGCCATGCGGCGCTTGTACTATCGCCCTCCCCCATTTGCTTGATAAAGTCATTGATAGGGGTATTGAGCACCTGCTGTGACATTTGGGTAAGCATCTGGCCGACGCGCATTAGACCGCGCCCGGTCATCATGGAGGCCATCGCCCCTACTGATTGACTGGTCTTTTGCACAGTCTTGTCGATCGAATCGACCCCATCTACAACCGCACCTGTGGCGTCTGCCTCTTTGTTGTATGCGTCAACATCCGCCAAAATCTGCTGCTCGTTCTTGCCGCCAGCGGAGGCCATGCCGACAATGTTTTTAGCGGCTTCGGCGGTCGACACGTTAAATGATTTTGCGTAATCGTTGACAGCCGCCCAGGTCTGCTTGTAATCAGCGGAAGGCGCGGGTAAACCACCCATAGCAGCAGAGCCGGTGCCAGTGCCTTGACTAACTTGACTAATTGACGCCGTGGCCGCCTGTTGGGACTGTTTATCTACCAAAAAACGCAGTATGATATTTAAAACGTTGTCATCATCAGCCATAAATCACCAGGGAGGGTACTATGAGCGAAGAAGAGGATCGTAAATTCAAAAAGACGTTAGCAGTTGGTTCGTCTTTGTATCTGATCGGGATTAGCTTATCTTTGCTTTCGTGCATCATTTTTGGCTGTCTAATCCTCACCGCTATGTCCTCCCACTGACGCCTTGCGCTTGATGGTCTCTGCTATCCCGTTGAGTATTCTTAGGGTGGTCAGGTCTGCAATCAGGCTATCTTCCATTTCCATCAAGGGCACCCCAAACACGTCGATGAATTTCCAGGCGCCCATTCCGTCTGACCATGCCTCTAAGATCGCGTAATATCTTTTTGCTTTCTCGAAATCGGTGAAACTAATCTCTTCTGGATAAAAGTCGTCCGGGTCTCCGCTGTTAGCTTTTTTCTCTGCCCATTCAACCGCATCTACCCAGAGCTGGTCTTGCTTTTTTTTTCAGCCTCAGTCGGCGGTACTTTGGGTTTCCAGTGCTGGTTATGGTTGTAGACTGCCACTTCCCAGGACGCTTCGAATTGTTCTGGCAACTCTTGAAATTCTGAAAACGTAAGCGGCCAATGCTCGAAACCCTCTGCCTTGACGGTTGCTGCAATCAAGGACGGGTAAATCATGGTATGCAAGATGCGCCGGGCAAAGGTTTGTAGATCATCACCCTCGCTTGGTTCGCCCTCTTCCTGTACGGCCTGATTGATCAGGACTGATCGATACATGCCGATTGCAACAGTGGCCGGGCGAACCGTCACGGAGTAATTTTCGTAAGTTACCGTTTCTTCGACACTATCCATTAGGAGGCCGCGTATTCGTAGAAGCAGGTCACGATGGTTCCAACTGCAAGCGGGCCAGCAATAGTGATGGTGCCAACTGCTTTTGTAGCGGTTGCGGTTACATCGGTCACGGTTCCACCAGTGGGGGACATGGTAGAAATGGCGTTGATTTGCAAAGTTCCAGCGGCCTGGCGTGCAGAGTTGAAGGGGAAGGTTGTTACAGTTCCATCGGCCCGCCATGAGCAAATGTGAGGAAGTCCGTAGGTCTGGATTTCTTCCGTCTCAGAGGTGGTATAACCTTCGGTGTTGGCTGTGAACTGGATGCCCCAGATATGATGATTGACAGCGGTCGGGAGCATGCTGAAAGAGAAAGCCGACTTGTCAGCGGACATACCGTTGGCATTGATGATCACCTGCGTTGCAGGGATCTCATAAGAGCGATAGCAGCGGAGACCGCTCAGGTATTCTTTGGCTTGCTGGTACATCAGAATTGCGACGGTCGGTTCAGAGCCTTGTTTATTGGTTGCATAACCAATTGTAGTAGCGCTGCCAATGGTGGCCTGTTTGGTCGATGACATTGCAGCATAGGCGTCCATCGGATTTATGGCGGTCGTGATCTTGGCGGTCGATACTTCCTGACGGGGAAGCATATCCTGCGCCAAAACCTGATCATCGCCGGTGTGGGCAATACGCCGCGCATCCGGTACGGTGTTTTCGTAAGACTGCACGCCCACGAGCTGGATGCCTTCGTAGACAGTTGTTGATGTTGCGGCGGGTACGCCGTCAGCGGTTAGGGCGTAAACCCTCGCCTGTTTCATTCCAACGGGAAATGATTTGCCAGTAGGTGCGGTCATTGTTGTTACTCCTTAGTTTTGTATCTCAACGAAATGAAGTTCAAATTTATATTGGATACCCTCGATCTCTTCAAAGTCAGATTGCGGGTGGGTGGTAAATTTTGCGTTGTAATTCAGCGCCAGTACTGTTGCAATCGATGCAGCCAGATCGTTGATTTGATCCTCTGCGGTTGCGGGGTCATCGCGCCTGACCCATACCCCAATCACAAAGCGCATGGGTGTCTGATTGGTATCATCGTCTACCAGGTCAAACATTGCCCCGGCGCTATCGATACCTACTAGCGGGCTGATCCCGGCCGGATTGGTTGGAAAATAGCCGACCACGTGCGCGGTATGATCAGTATCGTCAGCTAAAAGGGTGATCGTCTTTAGCTTAGTTACCAGATCGGCGCGGAGTGTCTTTTGACTGACAATCATTTCTTACCTTTCTTATTCTTACACTTGCCCATTGAAGCCCTCTCTTCTAGCGACCAGTGCTATCTGCTGATTGATGTCATGCGGTAATCTTGCCACTTCCTGATCTGTCACATCTCGCAATAACTGCCAGCGCCCGACGTGCATCCAGGCTTGAGCCAGTCCGTAAGCGTTGCCGACAACATACTTAGCATAAAACCGGCCCTTGCGGCTGGCGGTATTTGTAATCATGTAGCCGTTATCGGTATTCTCAATCGCCCAGGATGCGCCGAGTAAACCAGTGCGGCGATAATGACCGCTGGCGGTTTTGAAGATCATCCCTAAAACAGAATGCTGTGATGCGACACTTTGGCCCATAGGTTCGGGTGGGTATTCCTGCATCCTGCGTTTGATGCGGTCCATTACCACTCGAATCTGTTGGCGTCCAATTTGCGGAACCTCAGCCGTAAGGTCTTGCAAACCCTTACGAACCAACTCACCGCGTACCTGGACGGATAACTGGACTGCCATTAGATCACTTTCTCCATAAGGATCTCGGTAAACTCAACCGGCGTACCTGAAAACGAACCGACTGCCCGCACGTGATAATCGATATTGTTGGCGGTCAGTATGTCACCCTCGAGTACATCCACGACCCCAAACACGCCCGTTATAAATGCCTTGCGCGGGCTTTTGAACTTGTACCTCTCAATGTTTTCGTCATCGAAAGGGACAGGGGCATAAGCCAGAGCAAGCGAGGCTATATTGGTGACGGCTGCGCCAACCTTACCCAATACTGCTGTCGGGGTGCGTTTTGTGCTGGCGTTCATTCTTCCATGTCCCCGCGGTACAAATGAACTGAATTGACGCTGCCCGCTTCGCTTTTGCCGCGCAACTGAATCGCCAGGTTTACCAGATTGGTAATCTGTTGGGACATAGTAAAACCGCTGCGCCAGGCCCGAAAGTCGACCACGTTTTTCATCGAGGCTACCCATAAATCAGCCAGGTCAGCCGCCGCCGCGTAGATGTCGTACCTCTTGCCGGTGATATAGTAAATATATGGGTATTGATCTGTAGACCAGGTATAGCGACCGTTGATAAAATCAATCGTGGTTGGCGTAATGGTGCCGTACCATTGATTCTGAATGATCGTGACCGTGCCGCCAGTTGTGCCCTCGAAATATTGGCGGCTAAAGTAGTTCTTGTATTGAATGACGTTATTAGCGACCAGTGTTGGCTTCAGATCCAACCGCTCGAACATCACGAACTCTTGATAAACATCCAGATTATTTTGTATATCATCATCGCTGAAATGCTGCGTAGCCGTGCCGCCAGTATCCGCGAGTAGCGTTCTGGTTTTGGTTATCAGGTCGGTCATCGACACCCTGGCAGTCATGGTTGCTCCTTATCCTAAACTTTCCTTCCACCATTCGGCGCGGTCGGGTTGTTCGCGCCATGGGAAAACCGCACCATAATTGTTGGCATTACACCGAAAGCACCCGACGGGAATCTCTGTTGTGGTCATGTAGTCCATGAGTGCTGATTCTGTTAGACCGTCTAGCGCAATAGCATCGTGATTTTTATCCACTCCCATCAACAAAGAAGGGGTAAATCGTCCAATGCAGCATCGGTGAAAATAACCATCATCAATCACCACCCTAAAACGCCTGTACCAACAGCGATCCCAAATCGCCCTCAAGTATTCCTGTGAATGGTTTTCTTTCTGTGCCGCATACGTAAAAACAAGATTGTGCCATTTCAAGTGAGTGCCGTTATCCTCGCATTTACGCGTGATGTAGGCGCGATCTTCTTCCGTCAGTTTATAGGGTGTTATTTCCAGACAGTCAACTTTCTGAAAAAACGCATCAGGCAATCGCTTGTATCCCTGCCCGTTAGAGGTCATTTCGATTTCATTGGTGATGCCGCTTCCAATCAAAATATCAAGTAGGTCCATAAGCTGCGGGTGCAGGGTAGGTTCTCCGCCTAAAGGGTTGTATGCCTGGAAGTGCATCACTTTTGCCGCCATATTCATGTCACGCTCAAAATCGGCGGGTTTAACAAACCAGGGGTCCTGAACCGGGATAAAGTGGTTGCATGATACGCAACGGTTCTGACAAGCCAGGGTAATGTTAGTCTCACAGTGCGGAAAAGTTACCATTGGTATACTTCTCCGTCTCTAATGGGTTGTAGAAATCTTCAGGCAGATTGTAGCGGGCATATTCTGGCAGTGATCCTGCGCCTGGTCTGATTGACTCATAGCGAGCAGCAATCTTCTGTCGATCCTTGTAATCCCGTACCAATAATTTGTGGTGTTCTATTGCGTAGGGGACAACCGTACCTGTGCCGTTTGGATTGCCGGCATGGACATAAGTAACGCCGTACATCAATTCTTTTTTGCCAAGTCTGGTTTGCAGGTCCGGCATCATGCCGTCATTCACTAGATAATGCTTGTCATCTGGGTAGAGGTAGACGCGAGGGAAAGTATATAAAGTATCTTTTATGTTGTTTTTATCAGATGTTTTCCGCGTCAAATTGAATAACCATATAAACAATGCTGGGCTCGCCATCTCGTCATCGTCCAGGCGCAAGACCCAATCACCATGACAGGCTGCTACCGCTTGATCTGAGACGGTCTCCTGTAACTTATCCGCTTTCAAATTCAGCGAAACGTCTGCTAAGTGGCGCCAGGATGCGCTCTGCGCCTTCTCGCCGTCAAGACCGAGGACTAATTCAGCCTCTAGGTTAGTGGCTAATTGCCTCATTGCCTTGATAAACTTCTCAACGTGCGGATGTTCGTTGTTGGTAACGCATAAAATAGACAATTGACGAGTAGGCTTAGCATCTTGTTTCTTCGTGATTATGTCCTGCATGGCTTCAAGCGTGGGCTTCCAATACTTCTCGGTGATGCGGTCAGCATCGTATCGTTTAGCGCCTGCTCGCGCCCTATCTCGGTAGTCCTGATTGCCGCGCACTTCATAAGCTGCCAGCAAGCGAGATAGGACTGCATCGGCCAATACTTTCCACTGGAATGCGCTGAAATGGGGCTGCCATTCAGGGACCGCTTCGCTCTTGTCAATCTTCCAACCGCCAAAACATAACTCACTCATGCTGGTCCAATCGCCAGTGATAACGGGTGTACCGCAAGCCTGCGCCTCAATTAACGGGATACCGAAACCCTCGCCTTTTGACACATTCATCAGAACATCCATGCTGTTGTAGGCATGGCGCATGTAGTCATCATTGAAGCCCAACAGGTATTCGTACTGGTCGCAGAACACAACATCACGACCAGGCTGTAGTCCCATGACCGTACACCATTCGACCAGGTCGATCGCCTCGCCGCCCTGCGCGCCGTTATCGGTGTGCAAGTACAGCAAAGCGTCCGGGTGCTGTTTTTTGAGTGCGGCGAATGCGGCAATCTGCTCGTAAAACGCCTTGCGGGGTGGTACGCCTTTATTGGCTGCGACCATGCCGACGATAAAAGCATCAACGGGCAGGCCGATTGCCTGGCGTGCGTCTGCCTGTGTCTCAGGTCTGAATGCCTGCGTATCGACCCCATGAGGAACGTAGAAAGGGTCAAGGCCAGCATTGCGCGCTTGCTCTAATCCGAATTGACTGATAACGATTGGCTTAGTGGCCTTTGATGCGCTTTTCAGCACCACTGGTGGAATTGGTTCACAGTCAATCGGGAACCACGGGAACCAGGGTATGTGTACACGGTCTGGTTGGACTACCCACACATCCACCAGGCTGATAATACAATCTGCCTTAGCGTGTACAGCGTGAGCATTGATCACGTCCATGCCGTACATATGGTGCGCCTTCGGGTAAACCATCATCCCGTTCCATTCCATAGGAGCGCTGTCTATACCGTAAAATGCCGATATGGTCACATTGTGTCCCAGTGCCTTGATGCGCGGCGTAAACAGTTTTGTTTGATTTCCATAGCCGGTTGGGACCCACGGAGCGTTCGAAAACCAGGAAAGATTCATGATAGGCTGTCCTCACAGCAAACCTCAACCAAGACCCGGAAGGGACGAGGTAATCCTTTTCGCATCGCGATGCTATCCGGGCCTATATTCATTTAGGCAGACGTTCCAATCAACTGGACGCCGTAGGTTGGGCGATATACGCCGTAAGCAAATTCCATGGAGGCGTTCAGTTCCCAGGCACCATTGCCAGAGTATGAAGCGTTCCATTGGGGGGCAATCTGGAAGGGCTGGCGCATGTCAAGATACATGGCGTCGCGAGCGAACATTGCGCCAGTGGCCGCAGTGCCGGATGTGATATTGGCATCTACCAGGAAGTCGATGTTAGCGAATGAGCCCTGATAGAAACCACCGTAGATGCTTTCGGCAATTGCGCCGTTGAGCATCAAGAGAGGCACACCGGTTGTGACACTGGTCAGGTTGTACCACTGCACCGGGTGCATGATGCAGACGTAAGTCCCGAAGATCTTATTGGTGCGAAGATAAGCCTGCGCCCGTAAGATGTTCGGCCAGGTCAAGGTGCCGCCAGCAGATCCAACGGTTCCGCCGGTCAGAGAGCCAAACAGCCCTACCAGATCGGTGTCGATGGTCGCGGATGCAGTCTGCCCCAAATACGTACCGGCATCCTGTGTAGCGCCAGCGGGATCAGACTTAATGCGCCGGGTGGTCAAGAGGGCCATCTGAGCATAAACAGACGGGGTAGCAGTACCAGCGGGCGAGCTGTTGAACGCCTGTTGAGTAGGCATATCAGCGCTTTCTGCGACGGTGGCGAATGTGCCGCCGGAGTAAGTGCCCCAGATGCGGGTAACACTAGATTCGGTGTCATTGAATTGATGCACAAATGGGGCAACTACATTGCCTTCCTGTGCGGTAAACAGCGCCAGTTCGTAGACACTTGCGATCATGCTGGCAATGCCAGCGTAAGTAGTTTCACCAGACATGGCTTAGGTTCCTTTAGTGGGGTCCCATTGAATACCGCCGCCAGATGCAAATGGACCTGATAAACCAGGCATCAAGCGCGCCCGTTTCTCTTCGCGAGTCTCAACGTGCTGCGTACCATTTGCGCCCGGATTAGCAGGGCCTGGATTGGTCGGCTTGGTCTTTGGGATGAGTTCTAGTATGATTTTCGCGTCTGCCTCTAGTTCCTCGGGCGTCTCACCTTTTAGCCTGTCAGCAAATTCGATTGGTAATCCAATTTTGTGGGCAATATCAGTGCGCATTTGTTGCGCCTGGATTTGGTTCAAGCGTGCTTCAAGTTCAGTGGCATGTAGGTTGGCCTTCTGTAAGTCGGTCATCTCGACTTGTTTACGTTGAGCTTCCTGCTTCTCGAACTCGTCAGCTAACTTTGCCCTTTTATTTGCTTCTTTGAGATCGTCACGTAGTTTATTGATCGTTTTCATAGCACGATCTTTATCGTACGCTTCATCCTCTGCAACCGGTTCGGCTGCGGGTACTGTTGGGGTCGTCTCGGCCGGTTTAGCTTCTGCTGGGTCTGGTGGCATCTCGCCTTTCCTTTCGTTCAAGGATTAATAACAAAAAAAGCCGCTTTTTCTCGGCGTTCACGTCTTGTGACTGCCAGGGAAAAGCGGCGTTCCGTTAGGACTGCCTTATTTAATTAATTACATTGTAGCATAAATATTCTAACTTACAATATC